CATATTCATATTTCAAAAATGGCAAAATTATTAGAAACAGCAATCGTATTGATTGATGAATTAGCCCAGATTAGAAATAACCAATATTTAGAATTTGTAAAATCTGGTAATTTAAAGGAATCTACACAATTGAAATTTAAAATTTCAAGTTATAAGAAATGGATTACTATTATTAAATCACTAATAGATACGAATCCAAAACTCATAATAAGTAGCAAAGATGATATTAAGAAACTGAATATACCAAGTGATAAGTTAGAGTTAAAATTAATAGAACTATTTGAAAAAGGTTATATTGATGATATTATTGAAGCACGAAAATTACATGTATCTAAACCAACAGCATCAACAGCATCAACAGCATCAAAAAAAGAATGCACATCAATATCACAAATAGATACTAGTTTAATAGAATCCCAGCCAAAAATATTAAATGGTGAGGTTAGACCGACAAGTGTTAGAGGAGGTTGTATATTTGACCTTAGATATATTCATGGTATTGGTGAAAAAAGTGCAGAAAAAATATATGACAAAGGTGCAACATTGGAAGGATTATTGAATGAATGGAAAACTTGGACTTCAAAAAATCCTAATAATGAAATATTAAATCCTATAAAAATGGCTAAACCAGAATCATATTCACAAAAAGAATGGGATTCAATAGATAAAACAAAACGCTATGAAATACAAGAAACTAATTTAAAAAGACGTCTAGATACTGAAACTAAACAATTATGTATTATACATAAAAGTTCTTTAGTAGGTTTAAAACATTTTCATGATATGAGTAAGAAAATACCACGAGAGGAAATACAAAGAGCAGAGAAAATCCTTACAAAGATGGCATCACATATGAGTAAGGATTTGAAAGTTGCACTTTGTGGTTCATATAGAAGAGGTAGAGATAAATCTGGCGATATAGACTGTTTAATATTACATTCAGCTCTAAAAACATCACAAGATTTAGAAACTAGTAAAGTAAATGTTCTTGCTAGTTTTGTTGAACTATTAACTAATGCCAATTTTATAATTGATAATTTAGAAATGGGTTCAAAGAAATTTATGGGGTTTTGTAAAGTTCCAAATATAGTAAAAAGAAAGACGAAAACAGACAAAACAGACAAAACAGACAAAACAGACAAAACAGACAAAACAGAAAGCCCAGAAAATCAAGAAACCCAAGAAACCCAAGAATTACCAGTAGCCCGCAGAATAGATATTAGAATAGTTCCATATGATAGTTATGGTGCAGCACTATTGTATTTCACTGGTAGTAAAACATTTAATACACAAATGAGAACACATGCTTTAAATAAAGGTTATAAATTAAATGAATTTGGTTTAACAAGTGTAAAAGATGGAATTTTTACTCAATATTTTAATGAAGAAGATATATTTAAAAAATTAAATTATCCATATAAAACACCAAAAGAAAGAGATATATAGAGATATATAGAGATATATAGAGATATATAGAGATATATAGATAATAGCATATCATCACATATTTAGTTTTTTTATAAATTTTAGTCTTTATATCTTAATATATTAATATATTAAGCTTATATCCTATATCTATATTAAGCTTATATCCTATATCTATCTTAAGCTTATATCCTATATCTTATAAATATGCTTGGTAATATTTATTTGTTTTTGGTTCTTGATATTTAAGAAACATTTTATATGATTCTGCATTTTGTTTATTCATAATTTCTATATACCTTTTGAGATAAATATTACTTAAAATATTTAAAATATTGTTTTTATTAGTTTGTCTTTGTGTTTTTACTGTATCCATTGTATTATTTATATTAGAAATAATAGGATTTAAATTACTATTAATATATGCATTATATCCTACAATATCCTCTAAATTATTTATTCCATCCTCATCATATATATCATCCCCAAAAGTTTCTAATTTTTTAATTAACATTTTTTTATTATTATCAAGTAATAAATAATTCATATCCATTTTCATTTCCATATCCATTTCCATATCATTATCAAATACAATTAATTTTGGATTATAAACAAATTTATATAGAATATAAAATATTATCAATACAACTATTAATATTAATATCATATTGTCTATTGATGATTTAGTTTCACTCAACATATTCATTTCTATTTTTTACTTTAGATTATTTTAAAAAAGATAAAAAATTTATATTATATTTGGCTTAACTGTATATGGGCTTATCTATTTATTTAGTTATATATTTTTTATAGAATTATATATTTAAAAAATTTAAAAAAAAAATAGAAAAATAGAAAAAAATATAAAAAATTGATATATTCATTTATAATAATTTTTAATTGTTAATTTTTAATAAATTTTAATCACACAAACTGTATTAATAAATAACAAAATCAATATAAATAAAACTATATTATTTTGTATATTTATTCATACTCATTCTGAATTTTAAATAATTAAAAATTAATTTAATCGAGATGAATTGTGGTGAGATATTATAAAGAATATATGATTTATTCAAATATTCTTTATTACTAAAATTAATATATAAATAAATTAAAAATCTTAAGGTAAGGTTTATATTTATTATGTATTTTGTCTTATTATTTTAGTAATAAAAATATTTGGTTTATATTTTCTATATTATACTTTATAAGTTTAAGTAGAAATTTAAATTTTAAATACATGTTTTGTTTGCTAATAGATGTTATCTATTACAGGTATTTTTCCAATTTTTTTATTATTTTTTAATGCAAATTTAATGCAAATTAAAACTTATAAATAGGCTCAATATGTCTACTATTGCTTATTTTTTGTAATTGTTTGCTATTTATTGTATCTTCTTGATTTGTGCATTCTGCTAGTTCCTTTCCAAATTTTCCAATATAACATATTGCATTTTTATTTTTTTGTTTTTTAGTATCATTATTTGTATCATTAGCATTATCTAGTTTACAAGATTTGCAATTATCATTATATGTTCCATCTTTTATTTTTAACCATTTATCATCAAGAAATTTATTAATTGGTTTTCTAAATAAATCCCTATCCCTATCTCTATCCCTATCCCTATTATTATCATCATTATCATTATCATCATTTGAAGTATTTTCATTTTCTATTAGTGTAGTATCGTTGCTACTATCATGTCTAATATTTTTATATTGCGATGAAGCATACAAATTATTTAATTGTTCTTGAGTATAATTGTTAAAAACTTTATCTGTTGGTAATTCACTGGAACTATATGCATCATTTATTTCAAATTTACCTATAGTCTTTGCATTAATACTATTGAAGCCAAAGTTGTATGGTTTTGGATTTTGTTTTTTTTTATTATTTGATAGATTTATGTTATTAGGTATAAATATTATTTGTTCAAGTTTTTCTTGATTATTTAAATTTATTATCTCACTATTCATCTCACTATTCATCTCACTATCTATTTTATTCTTTTTTTCTTTATCATTTATAATATTTATCTCTCTAGAGTTATTTATATAATTAATAAATGTAGCTATTTGATTTGATTTATTAAAAGAATAAGTTATATATATAATTGATATTGATATAAATAAAATTGTTTGTGTAGAATTATTCCATACAAACCAATCAAATATAATACATAAGAAAGCAAATAAGTAAATAAACGATTTATGCTTATCAATATTATAATTTACTTTATTATATTTACTAAATGATATACATTCAAATATATAATAATATACAATTAATATGAAACTTTGATATAGTAATTGATTTAATGGTTTTACAATACTAGATAATGCAGCTAAGGATTGATTAAATTCCTTTAAATTCATTTTTTTTGTTATTTTTTATTGTGTTTATGGTTTTTATTGTGTTTTATGGTTTTTCATTAGTTTCTTAATAGTTATATAGATAATATATATAAAATAAAAATGAAAAACAAATAATTGCAAACAAAAAATTGCAAACAAACAATTGCATGGCTTCAAATGCTTTACACTTTGGCATTATTTAAATAACTTGGTCTAATTGCGGAAACTGATAATCCGGGAATAAGTTTTTGCAAATCAATTAAATCTTGTAACATTGTTGTTAAATCCTTTTCTTTAAAAAAATCAATCATATCTTGTGAAGATTTTGTATTTGATAAACTATTTAAATATTTATTAGTTTTTGTGAGCATATCAATACCTCGTAAAATTATTAAATCTAGAAGTTCATTGTCATTTGTCATTTTTCCAACTAAAGGATAACTAAGTTTATTATTATGTTCTACAGGTATTCTAAGATATGTCATAAATTCTACTATATCACTATATGAAGCACCATTTTCTATATGTTTAATATATTTAGTTATAATACGGTATATATAATATGCTAGATATTGTTTTGAAAGCATTTTAACCTTTATAATAGACATTGTTTCATCATTATCGTTAATTAATTCATTTATTTTAAATAGATTCTGTGCAAATTCTTCCATTTTATATATAGATTATATAGATTATATAGATTTAATTACTTAGTATGTTTTACTTATATATAACCTATATATAATTTCCATCTTTAATAAAATGAAAACATAATTCTTTACTTGGAGGTTCCAAAAAATCTCCATGTATTAAATGTTTATTATGTAATTTACAATACTTAGAATTAAATATATGTTTATTCTTACATCTCAACCCAATTTGATATTTACTATTAAAAGTATTAATATTAATTAATTTGAAATCATCAACTAAATATTGTTTTTCTAAATTATCAACTATTTTCATATTTTTTATATTAAATATTCCACTATGCCATATTCTACCAGAACAATATGTATTAGAATTATTAGAATCTATTTCTACCTTTTCTACCTTTTCTACATCTACCTTTTCTTCTTTTACTTTGCGTTTACATTTTTGTTTTTGTTTTTGTTTTTTATTTTTTTTACATATTATATGATTTTTAATAAAAACCAATTCTTTTTCTACTATTGATTTTGGAAATGTTTCTGGATATTTTTGATTTATTATTTCCAAAATATTTATAATTCTAGAATCTATTAATTTATCTATGATTATTGTTTGTATTTTTTGTAATTCTTGCATTTTTATTTGTTATTAGTTTTTATTAGTTTTTATTAGTTTTACATAATTTTAGTTATTATTTATATTTATATAAGTATTCAATTTTTATATTTATATTTAATCATAAATCATAAATCATAATATCATTATATCATATATCTAAAATTAAAATCTATATTTACAATAATAACTATTAACTAATAACTATTTTATAATCTAGCAAAACAATAAATAACTAAATAACTAAATAACTAAATAAAATGATTCGTGGTATTCGTTCAAAAACATCAAGAGGTAAGAAAGGTTTAAGTAAAAAATCTAAAATGGCTAAAAAAACTAAAAAAGCTAATAATAATAATAATAAACAATACAGAGGAGGTGCAGTTTATGGCTTTGACCTAACTGATAAAATTGGTGGTCAACCAGCAAATATACCATTAAATGGAACACAAGATGGCGATTGTCCCAGTAAAGGTGATTTAGATGTAGGATTTGCCAATTATGGATTAAAGGGTGGAAAACGTGGTAAACGTTCTAAGTCTAAGTCTAAGTCTAAGTCTAAGTCTAAGTCTAAGTCTAAGTCTAAGTCTAAGTCTAAGTCTAAGTCTAAGTCTAGGTCTCGTAAACACTAAATTTTCATAGTTCATATATATTATTTTTATTCTTTTCGTTTGTTTTTAGATTATAGATTATCTAATTATTATAATATTATACAAGTATACAAGTATACAATATTATACAAGTATACAATCTTATAATAATATTGAATTGAATTATTAACATTATTATTTTATAAATAAATATAAATAAATATAAATAAATACAAAATGGAAGATGGAAATGTTGCAGTTTTAGTTGATGCTAAAGAAGAATATACAAAACAATTAATAAGTATTTTAAAATCATGTATTTATCAAGGTATTAAAAGTATTTATCTAGATGCAAAAGATATTTGTAATCAAGATAATTCTCCAGATAATGTATTGATGGTATTTCAAGATTTATTAAGTCGTATTCCAAAATGGTCTCAAGACATTATTAATAAAGAATTTGAGCGTATATCATCTATTAGCAAATGTGATTATATTGATGATTTATTAAAAGTAGTATATATTAGTCATATTAAAATATTAACAATTGTTCATAGTGCTCAAAAAAATAAAAAAATATCTCTCAAGGTTCCAAGTGGAAGTCATTTTATTCATCTTTGTTATATTGAATGTGCACGTGAATTTTGGAAGGACCCATATTTTTTTAGCGACCGAGTTAGTAAATATGAACATCAAAAAAATATGAGAGATAGTGAGCTTATGATTGCAGAATGTATATTAGAAACAATTAGAAAACAATTACCAGTTAGACATATTTTAAAAGAATTTTTAAATGAACCAGATGAAGAAGTTGATGAGGAAGAAGACGTTAAAACACCAAATAATAAAAAATATTTAACAAAACTCGAATCTGTTGTAAAGAAAGAATTAAAAACATCTGCTAACAATGGCGAAATTGGAAAAATAGATATTGAATTAATTAGAAAAGTTATTCGAGAAGAAATTAATTCTAGACCCGAAACATCAACTATTAAAAAAGAACTTGTTGATACTGTAGTAGAAAAAATAGTTGAAAAATCCCAAGAAGAAGCAGAAGCAAAAGCTAGTTCTAGTTCTAGCTCTAGCTCTAGTATTATTGATGATATATCAAAAGTTGCAATTGCAACAGCTATTACTGCTGAAACTGAAACCCCAACGATTGAAACTGAAACAAATAAAGAAGTAAAGGAATTAAAGGAAGTAAAGGAAGTAAAGGAATTAGTTGATACGAATACTACAAATACTGAAAAGAAAAAAACTAAAAGTGTAGACTTTAAAGATATAGTAAAAAAAAAACATAAAACTAGCACCAGTCTTAGTAATTTATTAGATAATGATGAAAATGATGATGAAAATGTAGAAGATATTGAAGATGGCGATGCAGATGCAGATGCAGATGCAGATGCAGATGCAGATGAAAATGTAGATAATCATGAAACTAAAATAGATATAAAAAAAGATATAAAAAAAGAAGAAACAAAGACTAAAAAGCTTAATAAAAAAACTATAGATATAGATACAGATAATATTATAACAAATACTATTGAAGATGATGAAGATGATGAGAACAAAGATGATAAAACAAAAGTAGATAAAGATGGTAAAGATGGTAAAGATGGTAAACAAAAAAGTGAACTGGTTATAAATAATATTGAAGAAGTCAATTTGAATCTAGATGAATTAGAAACTGAAGTATCAAATGATTTTGAAAATAATATTGATTTAGATGAATTACAATCTGTTGATTTTACAAGTTCAAAACCTAAAGAAGACCCAAATACTAAATTTATATTTTTCAAAGATATTGAATAAAGATATTGAATAAAGATATTGAAACAATTGTATTTTTAAATTTTTTTAATTTTTTTAATTTATCATTATACTAAAATTATACTTTCATTTGTAGGTTTAATAATAATAAATGAACATACCAAGTTTTCACTTATTTTCATTACTGCGCCATCATTTCCACAATTACCACAATAATTAGGTGCACTAAAAATTGTAATTAGCTTATTATTAACAGCAAATTTATAACCATCACTCACTAATTGATGAGCTCTACATAGTAATTGTAAATTATTATTTTTTAAAAACATTATAACAGCATCTGGATTATAGGTACATGATATACCTCTTGCATTATTACCCCATTTATCTGGTGATGCATAGCTAGGATCTGCCCACATTAAATCACATAATAATCCTTTATCAGGTATGATTCCAAATCTATTAATTTTCCTAACATCATCAATTGTTTTCAAATGTGGTGATATACCACCATGAACACAAAATATTTTTTTATTTATTATAGCACATAAAGGCAACACACATAGAACCTCATTAATCTTATTAAATACCAATCGTGATTCATCTCCAAAACGTGTTTCACATTCTGTTAATAAACCATACATAGAATTTACCTCTGGACATTCATGATTACCTCTTAATATTTGTATACTTTCCGGAAATAATATTTTCATTGAAAATAATAATGCACATACTTCAATACTATTATTTCCTCTATCTACATAATCACCCATAAATAAAAATTTATTATTTGGAGGTAAACCAGTCATTTCAAGAAAATGAATCATATCACTAAATTGACCATGAATATCTCCAAATACATTTATTGGCGCATTAATATCAATAATATTTGGTTCTCCTTGCAAAATTGGTTTGACTAATTCACAAAGCTTTATAATTACTCTAGAACTTATATT